GAAAGATTGATGGTGACAGCCGAGCACGACTCTCCTCGAGCATTGGCTGTGAGAGCAGAAACGTCTACTTTTTTGACAGCCGACTCACCAGTGCCGTCAGAGGCGTTGGTGAATTTCAGGATAGCTTTACGCTCACCATCCTGAATCGTTTGGCTTGTGACTGCATCAGCCATAGTTCACCTCCTTAAAGTTCGGTGGTGGCGGTGCGCTCTTTCATGGCACTAATGTAATCAACGGTCAACACCTTGGCTGCGGCGGCACCGTTTTGTATACCAAAACTGACCGTCAGCTCCTCATCATCAGGAGCATTGGTGCTTACCACCGTCCCGACCTCGACGTTGTTTTGGTACACATGAAACAGCTGATCTTTCGGATCGAACATGAACCCGACCGTCATGAAGGTGTCGTCCGCCATTGCGGTAGGCAGATCTAGGGTGCTCTGAGTGCTATCTTTCTCGACGATAAATTGCAAAGTCGTCGAGCCGTCTGTAAGCAAAAAGAAAATGCCGTCAGTAACATCGAGCGGTGACGTGTCGGTGAGCTGTAACCCCATGACGACATCAGAGGCGTCTGCGTCGCTGGTCTTCATTCGCGCAGCAAAACCAAGCTGCTTGGTTGACTCAAACTTGAAGCCCTCTTTTACAAGCTGCAAGAAGTCGTTGTCGTTGTCTGCATCATCGTTAGTGATGACCAACAGACCGCCGTCGCCATCGCCCAAGGCCTCGGAGGCATTTCCCGATCCGCCCTCGGTCGTGGTGATCGTCCAGTCGGAGGCAAGGTAAGTATCGAAATCGTTGAAGTATGTGTGGTACTTCTGCGGTGCTGGCATCTTCAGCTTGCCAGAGGTGCCAGTCGATGAGACGTTCGTCACGCCGCTAGTAAAATGAGTTGTCATGAAAGTTCTCCTTTGTGAACCAGTGATCGCCCCATGCAATCACCATCTGACCTCTTGAGTGTATGGTAACGCTGAGTACAAAAAAAGGGGGCTTGCGCCCCCCTTTTTTGGGTTGGTTTTACGCCCCTTGCGAGCCGAAAATTCCGCGCCAGTCGGAAAAGCCGAATGAATATCGTTCGCGCGCCTTATAACGAATGTTACCTGTTGTAAAGTCAGGTTCCATGCTCGTTTCCATCGGCGTGCGTTGGAACATCTTCAGCCCTTCGCCGCTGTCCGTGACAGAGGTCAACAAGAAGAACGCATCTGGGTCTGTCAGATAGTGGTTCACTGTATAACCACCAGGCAGCACTCCAGTGTTGCGGATCGCGTTGATATCGTTGTCAGCAGTTCCTGATCTCAGTGTTGAGTTCAGAATGCGGTCTGCCACGAATACCAATTGTGGAGGTACAACAAGTTTTGTTGCCTGCACCGAAATGGTCAGGCCCTTGTCGTCCGTGAAGGTGCTGATCGAAATCAAGGCGTCTTCTAGCGACGTCTCGTTGAGGTCAGCCATCGACGTTGCGCGGTTTGCTGCTGTACCGCCACCCGCTAACGGGTGCGCTGTATTAATCAGCGTTACACCATCGCCACCGGTGAAGTTTGTGTCGAACGCATTGTTGAGTACGTCGGCACCTTTCACTTCCTTGGTGTTAGCCATGGATCGCGCCAGAGCCTTCACGTAACGTCTACCTAACGAATCGTATAAGTTGTCCTCGACAGCTTCGTCGGTTAACGAGAATGCTAAGGCGACGGTATCGTGCGTATACCTAGCAGTAAAAGACTCACCAGCGTTATCAAACGCTACGCCTTGACCTTCTGTTTTTGTAGGCGCTCCACCAAATCCCGTGATTAGTACTTCCTCTTCGAAGGCCCTTGACGAATCCTCTAAGGCGAATATTTCTTCGTATTCCTTTGAATAATCGTCGTACGAAAGTCCAAACAACGAGTTTAAGCCGGGCTCTAATTCTTTAGCGAGCTGTGCTCTTGAAATTGCCATTGTTCAGCTCCTCTATGCTAGTCCGGCGCCTTTGACGCCAAAGACAGAGTTTTGAATTACCACCAGCACATTAGTGTTAGCGGAGCCCACATCCGAGTTGTTCGGATCTTGCGAAATGTCGATCGCCTTGATCGGCAGGGTCGTATTGGTTGCACCCGTCGTGACATCCAACTCAGCACCAGAGATTCCGGTTTGTGTTGAGCCACTGCTGGTGTAAACGATGTCGAAGTTACCAAACAGATCTGCTACGGGGAACGTATCATCTGCCTGCACTTCATAGACGACGTTCGGATCATCGATTACGAAAGCAATGATGTCCGAGGCATTGGTTGAGGCGGGGTAGAAGTTTTGAAAAACTTGCTCGCCTGTCGTTGGGTCAGTGAACTGACATCCGTTGAAAACACCAACGATCGGCACAGTGCCCCCGTCAGCGTGTACTTCCACCGTTCCTCCGGTTACTTGCGCAACCATGTCGCCTTGAAAAATGCTTGTGCCATAATTCGCAGCAATACGATAACGCGAAGATCCGCCAGAGTAAGGTGCGCCACCGATCATACGAATCGGCTTCATTCCAAAAGCAGCGTCTTTGTTCGCCATTTTCAGTACCTCTTATCTTCGTCCAAATGTGACGTTGCTATCTCGTTGAGGATCGTATTTGACGTAACGGCTGTCGCCCCGGCTTTCATTGAACATTGTGTTATCCAATGAGTCAGTGGCTTCTTGAGACTTTCCGCGATAATAGGCTCGTCTCTCCTCGACCGTTTCGTTAGGGATCTTTGCGAGAAGCAACCCTTCGTTATAAACGACGCCTTCATGTCTGCCATTGTCCATTGTTGGCAAGGATCGCCACTCAGGTGGTAGCTCAGTCCCTCTTACGAGTTCCCAACCTTCCCTGATTCGGCGCGAGACATTTGCTCGATCCTCCTGGCCAAGCATGGATTCCCTAATCCACCGATAGGTATAACCATCGGGGTGTGGGGGTGTCTCCAGGCTTCTAACTGGGCGCCACGGTTTCCTGCGAGTCGAGTTATCGTGTGACTGCGAATCACGAGATGAACGAGCGTTTGCTTTTGTTTCTGCCATTTTAACTTGCCTCTCTTGCTGCAATTTTTTGCTTTTCTTTCGCGACCCTTTGTAACCAAGCCTCTTCGCTCATGTTATGCGGTTTCAAGCCGCGAAGTCGCTCAAGCTCTGACTTTGAAAAGCTCACGCCATTCTTTCGATTGCCTTGTGTTTTCGACCGACCCCCAGCGGGGGGAGAGCTGACTCTTTGCACAGCGGGTCTAGCTTCACTTTGCACGGTCTGTGATCCACCTTCAGCGGATCGAGTATGAGGATAAACTTCAGAGACACGGTTGTCCAACTCGCTGTAATACTCTTCTGAGCCTACATCGTAACCTTCATTAGCGAGGTTATAGTGGACGTAATACGCATATTGAGTGGCTTTGAGATTCTCCTCACTCTCTGCGTCACCGTACCAAGGGTTGCGAGAATGCCACTCCAGAGCGTCCTCTGTTGGTTCGATTTGTTCCTCAGCAGCACTTTCTTGCCCAGGCACCTCGACGGCTTGTTCATTTCCCTGGGAGACGTAAGTCTCTTCTTGAGCTGGTTGTTCCTGCTGCTGACGCGCTTTTGCCACTCGCAGTTTTTCTTTCTGTATAGCGATGTCGTTCTGGAGCTTTGACGCTTTGGTAATCAAATCAGGATCGCCAGACTCCACTGCTTTTCGGTAGACATCATCGACTTGCGCCTCTTTTGACGTCAAGGCCTCTTCTTCTTTAAGAAGAACAGTGTTTGACTGTTGCGCTGCGTATTTTCGATATTGTTGAAGCTCCGCTTCTTTTTGGAGAGCGATTTGTTCGAGCTGCTGCGCCCTGGCTTCAGCCTCCCGCGTCTTTTGATTGAGCTTATTGATACGCTTAGAAACCGACTTGGTATAAGTCTCTAGCTCATCCTCTGACTCAACCGGATCCTCAGTTACCTGTATTTCAACCTGTTCCTCTTGCAGTTGCTCTTCTGCGTTTGCATTTTCAATCATGAAAAACTCACTATGTCATCAGGGTTTAGAATTGTGCCGATCACTTCATCGTCGTTAATTATTCTGACCTCTCCGCCATCCTCCAACTTGAAACGAGCACCAGCATAGCGGCCGATCAGAACCCACTGTCGTTCCTGGCACCAAGGCGTGTCACCGAACTTTTCTGTGTCTCCATAGCACAAGGGGCCCATTTTGACGACGTACGCGACAACGGTCGCTAAAGCTTCGCGGTCGACTGTTTCTTTGAGGAGGTGTATACCGCCATCGCTGGTGGCTTTGCCTTTGTAAGGCAGCACCAACATGCGCCAACCGCTTGGGTCAGGCATTCTTTCAAGGGCGGATTTTTCGAGAAGGGTAGGGTCTAGCACGCGCTCATCGTTCGGAACATAAGCTGATTCGGTCGTCGGAGTGCTCAAATCAAATCTCCTTGTAAAAGTCTCTGATGGCTTCCTCGACCAATGTTATTACAGTCAGCTCACCCTGCAAAGTTTTATAATGTTCTATATCTTTGAGCAAACCGTCCATCAAGACCTCTTGAATCAAATCCCGCCTATCTTGCAAGACTCTTTTCAGCCTGTTACCCAGGTCGATATCATCCATCAATCACGCTCGTGGAAATCAAAACCTTTGGTTGCCGCGCCCGCGCCTCGAGCTTTTATGACCCGATATGAGCCGCCCATTGTTCGGCGCACCAGGGCTGGTGATGTAGGAGTGGTCTTGATAGTTTTGGTTGGCGTTTCAACTTTTTCGATCTTCGTCATGTCTTTCATTTGTCGTCCTTCTTTTTGCGTGGCGCTTTTTTCGGGGGTGTTTTTTTCACTCGCGCTTTTTTCGGCGCCGGTTTTTTAACCTCGGGCTCAGCTGCTGGCTCCGGTTCCGAGACGATCTCCGGTACGTTTTCAACGACCGGCTGCAAGGGTGGCGGAGGCTCAGTGCCATTGATCAGCGCCATCTTGGTCGCGATCCTATGGTCGCTGAGTAATTTTTTTTGTGCTGCGTTCTGCTCAGCTTGCTCGAGCATTTTTGCCTCTATTTCTCTAATGAGACGTTTTTGCTCTTTCAAAGCCGTGATCTGCTCGCGCACGGTCGAGTTCGATGATATAAATTTTGCCGCCATTAAGACCCCCGATTTTTGTTCTGCAGATCCAAAAGTTTCAGCTCTGCTTGTTGATTGAGTCGTTGCAACGCCACATCCAATTTATCGTCTGCAACGGCCTTTTGCACGTCGATGCGCTGCTTCGCAATCTCAGTTTCCAGAAGCTTTTCTTGCGCCCGCTGCGCCTGTTTCGCCTCGAACTGATCGTTTTCCGAGTCGATCGCTTTCTCTCGTAGCATCAACTCTTGCTGTCTTATCTGTACCAGCGGATCGGTCTCATCACCCTGACCGATTGACTCAAGCAGCTCCTGAGTGAGCTGTGCCAGTATGGGCGCAGAGAATTGTTCGATCTGCATCTGGATTTGGCTGTTCATCATTTGCAGCTGATCGGGGGGCACTTGGCCAGATTGACCGGCGGCGGACAGCTCCTGCATCTGTTGTGTCAGCTCAGGCGGTATCTGATCTTGCACCATTTGCCCTGCCATAAACTGAAGGTGCTGCATCATATGACCGATAATCATCCCTTGGAGGGCCGGGTTTTCTTTGACGACTTGCGTCAAGAATAAAGATCTGTGTGTGTCTATGTGGGCCTGGTGATTTTGCGGCTCAAAAGCTTGCGCGGGCGATCCCATCAAAAACCCACTGTTTTCGATGCCTGCATCAATCGGCATCGGGGGCTGCGGCGGTGGTGGAGGCTGCAAGAGACTATCAACGTCGTCAACACCAAGGGCTGAGTACATTCTCCTGTACGCCTCATAAACGCCGTTTGGCCCATGGATCTGCGGGTTGGATTGAACCATTTGCAACAGCTCTTGAGCCATGGTGATTCGCTGGCTTTGGCTGAAGATGTTTGGATCACTTACGGGAATGACGTCTATACGCCCATCGAAATCCTGCGCCATGATTTCTTGCGGGCCGTTCCTTGAGACGTATGGATAGCTCTGTGGCAGATATTCAGCGAATACCTTTGCGAGTAATTGGAACTCTAATTTTTGACTATAGTGCAGTCGCTTATGGATAGCAGACATCACTTTGGTTCCGCGCTCAAGCAGAGCCACCGTCGTGCCTACAGGCATGGCCTGGTTCATATCGCCCACATTCATGTCCGCAATTGACGCGAATCGCTTGCCCGACTCCACTAACAAACCGAGCAGAGACATTAATACATTGCTCGGCTCTTTGATCGGCAGCGGTATGAGGTTCTCTCTCAGCGACGCGCCGGTGGTGTCAATGTCTCGGAACTCACCGGGCTGCAATGGCTCGTCTTCGTCTCTGATGCGCATTCCTCGGGCTTTGAAGCCCGCAGGCAAGTTTGCCAAGGTTCCTGCGTCGATCAGCTGACGCAAAATAGAGGTTGCAGATTTGCTGATGCCTCCAATCATGTGACTAAGACCCAGTCCGTAAAATCCGAGGCCCGGCAAGAACTTGTACTGAACGAAATAATTGATTTTGTTTTTGAGTGGGTCTTGCTCGATATAGTTCCGACGTATTGACAGCACCTGCTGAGATGATTCATCGATCGTGATGATGTAAGGCAGCTTGAGCCCTGTAGGCTCACCCTGATCATCTAGGTCTTCGAATCCTGGGAGATCCAAGATCGTATGCGTTTCGAAAACGATACGATCCCGATCTTCCTTGTACGATGGCTCCATGCCCTCGATTTCATCGATCTGCTCTTCGATCTCGTCTCGGCTGAAGTGCATACTCCCGCCTTTCAACTCCACGTCAGCGTAGAAGCCCATGAGCTGCTGTTTTTTGATTTCGTTCCTGCTCATGTTCAACACATGAGTCACCCGCTCGGCTGTGAACAGATCAGTGCTTTCATACGGGACAATCAGATCTTGCGGTTCTATGAACTGGCTTTTCGCGCGGCTTGCAGTTGTGTCGTAATACACTTTCTTGAACGCGCTGCCTGCTAGAGGCAGATAAAAAAGCAGCATATCGAGTTCGGGATCAAACTCCTCCATGACGTTCATGATGTAAAAATTCATGAAGTCCTGAACACGAGACGCCTGCATTTCGACTTCTGGGGATCGCATCCCGACGATTTCTGTTTTGACCGGCCCCTTTGCAGGCAATAATTCTTTGTAAGCCTGAGCCTGAAATTGTGTCACGGATTCCGCCAGAATCGGATGGATCACACCCGTTGATCCCTCAAACGGCTGGCTGCGTGACTCGTCGAACTTCATGCCTAGATATTTCAAACCATCGGTGTACGTTTTTTCCCACTCTGATCGGCTTTCTTTATCTGACTTGATTGAAGACAAAACGTCATCTGCAAGCTTAGATAGGTCAGATTGACTGATGAAATCGACCAGGTTTGTATTGAAGTCAACAACGGGTTGCTGGGCAATTTCGTCGATTTCGTCATCGATCAGGATCTCTTCTTCGCGGATCAGTATTTCAGCTGCGTTGCGAATCTCGTCGTTGCGAGTCATCTCCGGCTCGACTTCCATGGCGCTGCCGGTCGCTGCGACGTTTGGATCATCCTCTGTGCCTAAGCCTCGTTTTTCGATCGCCATCAGTAATACACCTGTCTATTTCTTTTCATAAAGCTTGCTTCTTCCTGGTAATCATCTTTCAGGCTCAAGAAGCCGCCCTGACGAAAACGCATCAACGCCATCGTTGCGGAGTCACAATAGTCATCATTGTCGCCGAAAGGAAACGAGGCCATCTCTTCGATCACCTCGTCCGCGAAAGCTTCGTCCGGCGCCCATACCATGCCGCTCTCGAAAATGGGAGCCACAGAGTTCATCCTAGCGATCTTATCTTGACCTCGACTTGGTGTATATGCTGTAACCGGGATCCCCATTCTGCGCAACTCTTGCGTCAGAGGCGTCCCGCTGGCTTTTGCCTCGATCAAAATGCAATCCGGCTCCCAATAGCGGTACTCGTCATACGCAACTTTTTTTAGCTCCGGGAAGTCTAGCCGTACTCGTTTCGCGTCCAGTAAAATCAACGCTTGGTGGTCGTCGTCAGGTGAATCAAAAATCGCCCAGGTGGTGATGGCGCTGTAGTCGGCGGTCTCTTTTTTCGAAAATGCGGTGTCGTAACTCTGAATAACGTATTCATACGCCGGGACATAATCTCGCTCCCACAGACGCCACCATTCTCTTTTCACGATCGAGCCCGCCTCGGCAGTCGGGTTCTGCATCCATTGC